TTATCTTCCATATTCATTTAACTTTTTGTAGGCACGACTGAAAACGCTTTCCAGCCTTGCCCGATGGTTATTCAATCTTTGCGACCAGTCCTGCAACTGAGCCAGCGAGGGACGAGAAGCCAGCAGCCTATCCACCTCGGAAGGGGTGAGCACTGGCAGGTATTCCTCGTAGGCGAGAAGGTTATTCAAAGTATCCATCATCGCTAAGGCTTATTTTCTTTTTTGGCTCACTTTTCTTTGTACGGATTCCATACATTTTCTCATCGTATGAAGCAACTTTCTTTTGCAGCAGATAATGAACCGTTGGAACGTTTGCCAACCCATTGTATGCTACAACAGAGTAAGCGGACACAACAGACCATCCTAATTTCTCAAAGTATGAAAGCGCATCAACCGATGATTTGAACTTTGCCTTCTTTCCATTTTCATCGACTATCTCATCAGCTCCCTTATTTCCGAAATCAACAACAATGAGAGCCTTTGGAGTTCCAGTATTAAATTGTATTATCTCGCAGTAAACCGTATGTTGCGCACGCACGCACACACACATGAGCGCAAGCGCAAACAGCATTATTATCTTTTTCATATTGACTATTTATTTAAATGATTTATATTTCTGTCGTAGAACTCATTCCAAGCCTTTTTCTTGATGAAGATGAAGAAGAGCAGCAGCCCTATGACGACCATCAGTAGGTACATCGGCTGTCGTAGGACACCGAACCCGAAGGAACGCTGAAAGTCGATGCAGAACGAAATCAGCACTCCGTATGTAGCGAACGCTCGATGCACCCAGCAGAAGCCATAGGCAAGGCTGACGATGATCCAGGCGATGAAGCCGAAGAGAGAGCAGTCGAATATCCACTCTGCGAGTTTTTCCCTATAGCCCATGTAGAGCAGGGAACAGTGGATCAGCATTACAAGCGCACCAACTGGAGGGATGATGCCAATTATTAATCTGCTGGCTTTCCATAGCCAGCTTTTACCGAGGGCGGCAAGAAGTTTCTTCTCCTTCCGCTCAATAAAATCCTCTTCTTTCATTTTACTTGGAATTTGAGTTGTTATTTTTTATCTATTCCCGACAATTGCAAGCAGCGTTTTTACTTGACTTTGCAGGAACTCATTCTGTTCTCGCAGCAGCTTGTTTTCAGCAGCCAAGGCAGCATCACTACCTATTGACTGGGAAACGTTGGAGCTGTTCGAACCATTGACATTTGATCCCATGACAGCCTCTTCCATCTCGGCTGGTAGGGGAGGGGCACATCTGTCGATTATTGCCTTTATTGCAGATATAAAGTCCGATTTCAGACTTTTAGCCTTTAACTTGCCATTCAGATTTTGTGGGCTTGTGCCCAGTTCTTCAGCAACAGAAGCAAGAGATAACCCTCTCTGCCTCAAATATGTTTTCATTTCTTCACCAGTCATAGTTAATTCTAAATAAAATAAAACTAAAGTAAACAATTTATAAATATAAACACAAATGTTTGTGAATATAAATATTTTATTGTATTTTTGCAACCGAATTACAGAACGAGTTTAAAAACTCTTTTGCAAAGATAAAGAAAATAATTTAAAATACAAATAAAATGGGAGAAAATTTCAATTACGATTTTCGAACACCGTTGCAGAAGCAGCAGGACGAACGAAAGAAGAACATCATAGCGATGTTTGCAGATTTCCGAGCAAAGGCACCTGCCGAGACATCGGACAGTAGAATAATGCTCGCAGTTTCGCAGCATGTTGGTTGTACCCAGCAGAACGTGCGTGTCTGTCTTATCAAGGCTGGAGTGATTACACCAAAGAAGAGACGTGCAGTGCGCAAGTAATCAAGTCGAACCATTTAAACATTCAGAGCGTATGAAGAAGTTTATCGAGATTATCACAAGTGACGAAGTATTATCCCTGGTATTTGTCACCATGTTAGTAACTTTAATCTTTTGGAGGGCTTAGGTATGACGAACGAAGAACCAAAGGTAGCTGATGCAGGCAGATACACAATGACAGAAACCTGCAAGGTACTGGGCATCCATCGAAACACCCTGCGCAGATGGTTGCAGGCTGGAAAGATGAAGGTCAAGTTCCGCAGAATCGACAACCGCAAGGTTATCGAGGGCGCAGAAATCAAGAGAGCGTGGAGGGTTGCCCTATGAGCAAGTTATCAATCAATATGCGCAGGATGATCGTGAAGTACACAGACATCTGCTGGCTTATCACTAACTGGAAGGCAAACCGCAAGACCAGAAAGCGTTGCAAACTGAACAACAAGTGCTATTTTGAGGCAGAGCGAAGAATCCAGTACAGAGAGTTTAACGGCAACCTTTGCGTGGCACTGGATAACATTCCGCTCATACCACTGGACGGAACGGACAACGAGGTATTGAAGTCGTGCCGTGAGACCTTCCAAAGTTACATATTCAATCAGAGAGGAGGTAACGAATGAGGAATCGAAGAGTTCAACAAAAAGACGCTTGCGGACGCACGTCTGACATTATTCAACTATTTAAACAGACAATAAGGCTATGAGTTGGAAAGAAATGATTCAAGTGGAACGTGGAGCCGATATTACGGAAATGGAAGCTCCTATTCCTAACACGATTGGAGAAGGCTTCTCCTTCTGTTTGGATGGTGTGCAATATACTACAGTAGGAGGATATACGAACGGAAAGCGTGATGTGGAGTTTTTCATAACTTCTTATATCGGTTATTGTGGTGGGGCACAGCATTACTATTGCTCTATTAGTATTTTCGTGGAAAACAGAAACGGAAACAAAACTGTAGGAGGATACCTTGGTGGTATAAAGGTTCCTAACGAGTATAAGAGTTTCAAAGCGAGTATAGTCAGACCTCTTTCAAAAGAGGAAGTGGCAGACACTAAAAGGTGGGAATGGTACGAAGAAGGTGACATGGTGGATGCGTTCTGTTCACTCGATCAGCTTAATGAATGTATCGAAACGATCCTTCAGATTTTTCCGGAAGACAAATGGAATGTCGTGATTAAAAGAAAGATTTAGCATTATGATACAAAGAATTATCGAGGAGTGCAGGAAGAAGATGTACGAAGCCATCTGGCTGGAGATAGACCGTGAGCCACAGCAACCAGCGGTTGCAAGGATAGACATCAAGACCAAGGCAGGCGACATCTGCGTATGGTGCGACAGAACCGGGAACATAGCGGTCGTGACGCACAAGAATAGCAACAACGAAAGCGAGCGTCTGGAGGAAGCCATCGAGGGCTGCGTTAACTATCAAGACGTGATGGACGACTGGTTGGAGGAGAACAGCCAGTACGCAGACCAAGACCCTATGGACGCCTTCGATGAAAGCAGGCTCGACATTCTTATGGCTCAACTTGTTTAGGCTTCATAAATGATAGTTATAACAATTATTTGACACTTAAATCCCTGCAGCGGCAGGGCAAAGGGCGCACGCAAAGCTCATTTCAAAGGTTATCTAATTCATGCGATATAATATGCGGAAACAGACAGCGTGCGCCCTGCAACGGAAGGGCATCCCTCGGCAGCTGGCAAGGGGGGGTAAGTTTTGGCAGTCAACTGGGGTTCGAATCCCCAGCCTTCCACTATGTTAATGAACATAAGTTGAACAGTAAAAAGAACGAATTATGGAAAATGAAATTATCCAAGTAAGCGGTGGCGAAATGCTGGAAGCTATCAACCGCTCGGAGATTGACGGACAGATTGCAACAGCGCACAAGTTCCCGAGAGACATCACGCAATGCAAGCAGAACATGGTAGCATTGGCAGCTATGGACGATGACGTAGCCTACAACTGCTTTTATCATCTTGAGCGCAAGGACAAGGATGGTCATGTATCGATTATTGAGGGTCCGAGCGTGAGATTCACGGAAATCATTTCTGCCTGCTGGAAGAACCTGCGCATCGCTGGCCGCATCATCGCAAACGATGGCAAGACCATCACGGCACAAGGCGTATGTCACGACATAGAGAGCAACGTTGCCTACTCTGTCGAAGTGAAGCGCAGCATTCTGACATCGAAGGGCTACACCTATTCGCAGGACATGCAGGTGGTAGTCGGCAATGCAGCTGTGGCAATCGCACAGCGTAACGCAATCTGCAAGGTCGTGCCGCAGGTATTGATTGCAAGCGTAGTTAAGGAAGTGCAGGCGAAGGCACTGGAGCACATCAAGCAGACTGGCGTCAAGAGCCAGTGGAAAAGCTGCGTAGCCTGCTTCCAAGCCTACCAGGTAACAGACCTTATGCTGCTTGACTACATCGGGAAGAAATCAGCCGAGGAAGTCACGGCAGAGGACATTCAGAAGCTGGGCGGTGTGTACAACGCTATCAAGGAAGGCACGACAACCGTAGAGGAGACCTTCAAGAAGCCAAAGCAGCAGGAAGCCATCGCAAAGCAGGCGCAGGCAGCAGCCGATGATGCAAAGAATAAGGCACAGCAGGCAATGAGCCGCAGTCAGGGCAAGACTGGCAAGACTGGCAAGGCAGCGAAGCAATAAGCCATTTTATTATAATATAGCCCGAACCGCCACGGTGCAACCTATGGGGTGGGTCCCATCGAGACAAAGGGAAGCCGTGGCAACTTTTAAACATTCAGTAATATGACAGTAAAACAATTAAGAGAAGCAATTAAAGGTCTCAAAGGAGACGTTTATGTAGAGGTTGTTATGCCAGCAGGCAAGGCTGGATCAACGTGGCACATGCCAGTAGAATCTGCATCAAAGAAGGATGGCAGATTACAGCTCAAGACAAACAATCCGATGTAGAACTTTATAAGCGTAAAAAATTATGGCAGAAAAACAAAACAATAAGAGACACGAGAGCACCATCGACAAGTACTTCGGTAGAACCGCAGATGGCTTCAAGGCATGGGCTGAGGAAGACGAGGAAGAAAGAAACTATCTGCAGATTGCACTTGAGACGATTGAAGATCCTGACGAAAACGGAGACCAAAGATTCGATTTTCATATTGCTTACCACGGTAAAGCCAGTTACCTCGCAGACGGAATTGCTCAATCAATGCAAAGGGATAAATTCATTCGCGATATCGTTATTAAAGCAGCAAGAAAATTCTTAATGGATAAATAAAAACATTCAGACAATGAAACAGATAATCAAGTACAAAAGCAGAGAGGAGTGGTTGCAGAACCGCTCGAACGGAATAGGTGCATCAGAGGCAGGCACGGTACTGGGACTGAATCCCTGGGAGACGCCATACCAGTTGTGGAGACGCAAGAAGGGCATCGACCCACCAAAGGTTGAGAACTTTGCGATGATTGCAGGACACCTGCTGGAGGATGCAGTGGCGCAGTTCTACAAGCGAGAGAGCCACTGCCACATCATCAAGGCGAGCACGGACGACTACACCATCACGAACACCGATGCACCATATCTTAGAGTAAGCCCAGACCGCACATTCTGGAGAGCCGGGGCAACGCACAACGAAGCGAGCAAGAGCATCCTCGAGTGCAAGACTACGCAGATGCAGATAGATGCAGACGACCTCCCGAAGCATTGGTTCTGCCAGCTTCAGATGAACCTCGGAGTGGGAGAATACAAGGACGGAGCACTGGCCTGGCTGACAGCAGGCAGGGAGTTCGGCTACAGAGATATCGACTTTGACCCCGAATTCTTCGGATGGATGAGGGACGAGATAACCAAGTTCTGGCTTGACTACATCGTGGGCAACCAAGAGCCGCCAGCCTACAGCGCACAAGACGTTCTCCTGAAGTCGCCACTGCACAAGGCAGGAAAGGAGATTGAAGCCACAGCCGAAATCGGGGATATGCTCATCGAGTTGAAGGACATCAAGGAGAAGGGCAAGGCACTGGAGAACCGACAGAAGAAAATCGAGAACAACTTGAAGCTGTTCTTCGGGGACGCAGAGAGCATCGTGGACGGAAACGGCAATACGCTGGCAACGTGGAAAGCACCAAAGGCAAGCGAGAAGTTCGATGCCAAGGCTTTTCAGACAGACCATCCCGATGAATGCGCTGCCTACATCAAGAAGGTGCAGGGAGCAAGAAGATTGCTCATCATGTAAAGGCAGGGCTTATGGATAGAGCTACTATATCAAAAACCGACCTAAGGAATATAATTTCCCAACTGGAGAATTATATTTCCCTAGGTGGGAAAGTTACAGCACCGACCGACACAAGTCAACGGAACAAAATCCGTATGGCCACCGTACTCAAACGGAAGCTTGAAAAGAAACTATCATTATCAGAATAAAATTATGAACGATTCATTCATCTTATACACATCATACTACACCCTCATCGAGGGACTTACGGATGAGCAGCTCGGAAAACTGACGAGAGCGATATTTCTCTACGCAAGGGATGGGGAGATTATCAGTCTCGAACCAGTCGTGCGTATGGCTTTTGGATTTATCGTTGACGATATGAAACGGAATAAAGCCAAGTACGAAGAGAAGGTCGAACGATGGCGAGCCAACGGAAAGAAAGGTGGCAGACCAAGAAAAAATCAAGAGGATAAGCAAAAACCAATTGGTTCAGAAAATAACCAATTGGTTTCAGAAACAACCAAACAAAACCAAGAGGTTTTTTCAAAAACCTTATATGATAATGTATATGATAATGAAAATGATAATGTATATGATAATAATATACCTTCTAAAGAAGGTTTGTCAATTTCGGAAAATCCGAAAGTTGACCCAGCCAAACGATGCGCCAAGATTGATTTTGCGGCTATCAAGGAATACTGGAACACCAAGCACGATCAGTCGGGCAGCGTAATGCGAAGGTTGACCTTGATGAGCGACCAGCGCAAGGGTAACGTCCGTTCAAGGATAAGGGAATACGGAGGGGACGTTCAGATGGTCTATAAGGCAATCGACAAGGCAATGGCAAGCGACTTTATGAACGGCAAGAACGGAAAGGGATGGGTTGCCAGCTTCGACTGGATGATGTGCCCTTCTAATTTTCCAAAGGTTCTTGAAGGCAACTACGACAACGAGCAGCCAGCAGGAAGCCAGCAGCCGCAGGCAGCAGCCAAGGCACAAGATCCAACGGCAACGGCAAGACCGAGCATCGGGGAACGCTACGAGCAAGCCAAGCACCAGCAGCCAGCACCTCAGCAGAGTCAAGACGACAAGTTCCGATGGGTAATACAGCAGAACCTGGACGACTTGAAGAAGAATCCCCGGAACAAGCCAGCCAAGGATTCACTGGCGAGATTCTACGAGCAGGGAGTTCTGCAGCGGCTGGGCATCAGCTGGAAGCCCGAAAAATAACGAATGAGGGCAAAATTAGCCGTTCTGAGCCGTTTTCACGCTACGGGCGGTAAATTATATAGCAAACAGATTTTAAACGCTTAAAACGAAAGAATTATGGAAAAAGAAGTAATTGTAATTAATGAACCGAACGAAATAGCCAAGGATTTCGAGGAAGGTACGCTTCTGAATGTAGAAGGCAAGGATCTCAAAGTTGAGAAAGATACTTGTTATGAAAGTGGCTGCAATGTTTGTGCCCTTGATAAAGAGGAACTGGGCGAGTATTGTGCTTGCGCATTTTGTAGTGATTGTCACTTCATAGAGATTGAAAGCCATGAATAAGAGTGAATTGATTGATGCAATATCTAAAGGAGCACATGAAATGGCTTTTGAAGATAATGCCGGAAGTTTTGTTTACGCATACGAGCTAACGAATAGAATTATAGAGTTATCTGTAGGCGTGAAGGATAATGAATACTTTTGCGAGAAGGTTAATGTTTATGATAATGATCTGAACGACCTTTCTTGCAAATTTGAGAATATTAGGAGGTTGATAGAGAAGGAATGCGTACCTTGCAGAAAGCGCATTGTCGAAGAAATAAAAGATGAACATAAGACTGAGACTGAACGAATATTCGGTTCAGAATCAGCTTACATCAATTACAGATATAATTAATTACAATAGAGCAATGAATGAGTTGTTTTTCCACGAATGCAGAGCCGCAGGGCTCGTATTCAAGACATCGGACGATTGGTTAAAATGGCTGACCGATAACCACTATGACATCAAGAAGCCAGTTGCAGAGCATGAAGGCTTCAAGTACAACATCAATGATGAGTGCACCAATCCGAACGTAATCGAGTATTCCGTAGAGGATGCAGACAACTGGGGATGGAAGGTAATGACCGCCAAGACCCAGTTCGGCTGGATATGGGGCTACAGCATTCAGAAGGGAAAGGACGGATACGACAGTCCGGCATGCTACCCGAGTAGATATGACGCTATCAACATCTTCTACGGTAATGAGAAAGAAGCGGTTCAAGACGCTTTGACCTGCATCATCAGAGACCTCGAAAAGAATGCTGGAACCAAGAACACCAACCTCCTTCTCTGGGCAGCTAAGAAAAAGCGGGCAGACATCATTCATCCACAGCAGGAACTTTTTAAATAGTTATCATAAACCATTGGCTATGAAAAGAGTTAATATAAAACTGGTCCGTGAGTGTGGTCTTCACCATCTGTCAGTCGGATATGATGACATCTGGCTGGCAGATGATGAAATCAAGGCTCTCGAATGTATCATCAAGGATTACAATGCGGACCCGAACAATTTTAAATACAGATAAGAAATGAAGAAGATAGAAATCATCACAGACGAACACCGCTATCACGTATACGTTGGCAATACCGACTTCTGGCTCAATACCCTGGAGCTGGTGGAACTGTACAAGAAACTGAGACACGTCAAGCTGTAACAGACAGAAGAAACAAGAGTAACAAACAATAAAAAACATTCAGATTATGGAACAGAAAGATATTGATATTTATGAGATTTTGAAGGGCATGCCAGATGGCACCCCACTTTACACGCCAATGTGCGGAAAAGTTGAGTTCACTTCAGTTGAAGCAGACAAGGAAAAATCGGGAGCAATCTGTATTGAGTATGAGAACGGAGTTTACACCTTCGACAAGAACGGCAAATGGATGAAGGGAGGAGAAGTCCTGCTTTTCCCATCCAAAGAAATGAGAGACTGGAGTAAATTCGCCTGGAAGAGGGGGGATGTACTGGTAAGTAATGATAGTGATAGCCATATAATCTTTGAGGGTTTCTCAAAAGATGATTATAGTACATTTGAAGGTAAACACTGGATTAGTGTAAGTAAAAAGAGACATATATCTCATTTGGATGTGCAGAAGACACAATGCTATCATATTGAAGATGACAAAGATGCTGCTCAGACCTTCATCAAAACTATTGAGGAACGTTTGGGTGGTAAATTTAATCGTGAGACCTTGGAGATTGAGAAGCCGAAGAAGCCAGCGTTTGAAATCGGCAAACTCTACGTTTTTGATGAGGAAGACGAGGATGGCAATGTAACCGTTATCGGTGAGCTCATCGGAAAGAACGAGAGCGAGGACACGTTGAGATTCGGTAATCAGTACGAAATCGAGAACGAGAATTTCGTTACCGACCAAGCCTTCGACCTGAGAATCAGCGTACATGAGGAACTGCGAGAAGCAACAGAGGACGAAATTGAACTGTTCGAAAAGCATTACTCTATCTGGGAGAAGGGAGCGAAGGAGCAGCCATCATTCAAGACCTTCGATAAGGTTCTGGTGCGTAACCTTGATGAACATAAATGGAGACCAGCTATCTTTGTACAAACACGTATAGGTGATTCCCCATACAGGTACAACGCTTTGCTATTATCAACCGGGCACGTATGTGACTTTATCCAATGCATCCCATTCGAGGGGAACGAGAACATCGCCTTTACTAACTACAACGAGGATCTACCATTCTAGAGAGCCTATGGCGAGTGAATTATGCAAGGCTTGCGAGGGAGGGAGGAACTGCATCAACGGCAGGTACTGCCCACCTCGCAGACAATATGTAGAACATCAAGACATCAATGAATGCAATTGGAAGAAAAAGAAGGAGCAATCCTTGAATCACAGAAAATAAGTATTTAACCAGCTGGGCAGACCATCAACGCTGCCCACTCTAAACAAAGAAAGCGAGGTGGAACATGAAGTAACAGATCCAAAGAGGGAGTGCTTGCATAATAAACTCGTTCCGTTATAAGATATTCATCTATTTGCAAATCGACAGGCACTCCCTCTATTTTTCTGTTTCAAGCCAGCAAGACGATGAAAGGAGAAGGGACTATAGGGTAGAGGATAGGAATAGTAGGGAGCTAGCGCACAAGCGCACACAAGCGCACACACGCACGTAGGATTCCGCAACCAGAACAACTACCCACAGACACAGAGATAATGGCTTAGAACGAAAATTTCAAGAAAACAACAAAAAAAAGAAAATCAAAAATAAAACAAAAGTAAAACGAAATGGAAAAAGGAACAGTTATAATAGGCATCGACCCAGACAACAACGAAAGCGGTGTCGGTGCAGTTTTCGATGACAGAAAGTTTTTAGCCTACAAGATGAACTTCCCAGCTTTGATTGACTACCTAAGGGAAATGAATGAATGCTGCAAGAAGGTAAAGGTCGTTATTGAAGGCGGCTGGCTCAATAAGAGCAACTGGCATGTGCTTAATCGGTTCATGAGTGCAGTCAAGGCAGCAGCAATCGGACGATCCACAGGAATGAACCATCAGACCGGAATTCTCATCGTTGAGTGCTGCAAGCATTACAATATACCCTACGAGATAATCAAGCCATTAAAGAAGTGCTGGAAGGGCAAGGACGGAAAAATAACCCAAGACGAAATCGCCTACTTCATGAGTTCTGACGGAAAGATGCCGAGAATGAACCAAGACCAGAGAGACGCACTTCTACTGGCATGGGTGTGTGCCGGATACCCGGTCAAGGTCAAGCCAAAGAAGCCACAGACAACCCTGCAGAAGACCATCAGAGCCTTTGATGGATGAGAAAAAACGAATAGTTGCGAAAAGTTAAAATCGCACGAAGAACGAACAACTAAAGCGAAAAAGTCGTATCTTTGTGCCACTGTTTACCAAATAAGCAGTATTTCGAACTTAAAAAAACAAAAAGAATATGAAAACAGAAGAAATCGCACTTTCGAGGGTCAGCGAGAACGAAGCGAACCCAAGGGAGATAAGTCAAGCGAACTTTCAGAAGTTGGTGCAGAGCATCATCGTGTTCCCACGAATGTTGACCCTTCGCCCGATTGTTGTTGATGAGACATTCCACGCATTGGGTGGAAATATGAGACTGAAAGCCTTGCAGCACATTGTCACGATGGATGAAACAAGCATTCAAATGAAGTTGGATGCAGAGCAGCGTCTGTCCGATGAGGAACAAACCGCATTGATGGAGTACTGGCAGGGATGGCAGCAGCAGCCAACAGTTACCGTGGTGAGTGCATCAGACTTGACGGAAGCACAGAAGCAGGAGTTTATGATTAAAGACAACCTATCCTTCGGTAACTGGGACTTCAACGACCTGGCGAACCGATGGGACAGCGCACAGCTTCAGAACTGGGGTATGCCAGTCTGGAACCCAGCACCAGCGGAAGCCAACAGCAACTGCAAGTGCAAGAAGAAAGACAAGGGCGACCAAGATGGCGACCCATTCGCAGGGGAGCTACCGCCTGAAATCGAAGGGCAAGACTTGACTCCTGACGACTTGCCAACGATAATGGGCGATGGAGTTTTGCCACGTGAGAACGTAATCATTCACTACAAGCCAGCCGATGAGCCATTCCTTGCCAAGCTGCTGGGAGTTGATCATATCGACCGCATCGTCTGGAACTTTGACGAACTGAAACCAAGACAAGAAGGAAAGGAGGAAAACAATGGAGAAGAATAGAATCGAGAACATCGACCTTCACGACCTTGTGGAGAACCAAGACAACCCACGCAGCATTGAGCCACAGCAGATGCAGAAACTCGTTGAGAGCATTCTGACGTTTCCGAAGATGTTGCAGATGAGACCAATCGTATGCAATGAAAACCGAGTTATTCTCGGAGGTAATATGCGATTCCGTGCCCTTCTCAACATCGAGCAGATGGAAGACGAAGCTATCAAGAACGCAATAGAAGCCGTTGCCGTGAAACTGACAGATGGAGAGAAGCAGCAGCTTTGCAGCCACTGGGAGAAGTGGAGGGCAGAACCAAAGGTCGAGGTCGTTATGGCTGACAGCCTATCCGATGAAGAGACGGACGAGTTCATCATCAAGGATAACGTCTATTTTGGCAGCTGGGATGAAGAGAAGCTGAAGGGAGCGTTTGACGTGGACGATATGCAGCGATGGGGATTGAACCCCTGGGAAATCCAGCAGGAAGCCACGACCTACGAGCCGGAAGAGAACGAAGAGCAGCGCATCATCATCGTATATCGCAGCGAGGACGCACAAGCCGTGGCAGATATGCTGGGACTTGACGCAATCGAGAAGCGCAACTTTGACGTGGAAGAACTCAAAGATAAACCCGAATAGTCGGAAATTTCGCGTTTAAGTCGGAGAAACGTTTGGAATGGATAAACTATCCGCTCGGAACAATTCAATCCGGCAGAGACGAAATTTAACAAAAATAACTCGAATATGAGAAAGACTTGTGTTTTTATCATTGGAACCAACGCCAGCGGAAAGAGCACCGTCGCCCGAAAGCTGATAGAAAGCTTTGGTGGCATTGAGAGCTACAAGGACGGAATAAGCAGCACCAAGGACGGAGTTGCATTTGCAGGGCGATACGATGTTAAGTACGGAGGTGTTGACAATCTGAACGGTACGACCATACTGCGTGACATCGTGAAGAAGGCACTGGAGAGCACCGACTGCATCATTTGCGAAGGGATGAGACTTAAATGCTGGGGTCCGAACTTGACGCACGCAATGTTCAATGCGGACAGACAGATTGTAATTTTCTTATACGCACCACTCGAAGAAATCCAAAAAAGGCTCGCAGAACGGTCGAACGGAAGGTTGAGCAAGGATATTATCCGGGGACAGCGAGAATCGGCACACTCGGCAAAGAAATGGCAAACTGCGGGGTGTGACGTTGTAGCGATAGACACCACGAAGCAGACACCCGACCAAATCGCAGACTTTATCATCAACAAAATAAATTCATGAGGATATGGCAGAACATTATGGCAACACGCCAAGAATAACATACGAGTTTCCCGACTGCTCAATGCCAATGGCTTTTGACACTTACAATAATTGCAGCTTTGGCTGTATGTATTGTTTTGCTCAGAACCAGCGAGGTATTGGCAGCAAGAAGAAGGAATACCTGCACAAGGAGGTTAAGGATGTAAGCGTTGAGCGCATCAAGCGAATGTTCATTGACCCCGACAAGCACGCTGGAGACTTTGCGCCATACATCAAGGCTCGAAAGGTTATGCAGTGGGGAAGCATGAGCGACCAGTTCGACAACTTCGAACGGAAGTACGGAACGACACTTGAGCTTTTGCGCTTCTTCAAGGATATAGACTATCCGCTTTGCTTCTCTACAAAGGGAGCATGGTTCACCAAAGATGAGCGATACATGGACTTGATCAGAGGGCAGAAGAACTGGAACTTCAAGTTCTCAATCATCACCAGCGATGCAGAGAAGGCAAGAGTAATAGAGCGAGGGGTGGAAAGCCCACAAGCAAGACTGGAAGCCATCGAGCGCATCGCCAATGCAGGGGCAGGAGGGGCAACGCTGAGACTGAGACCCTTCATCATCGGAGTGAGCACGCCAACATACCTCGACCTTATCAAGGAAGCATTCAACAGAGGGGCTACCGCTTTGAGCACCGAATTCTTCTGTCTTGAGACGAGAAGCCCGACATTGAAGGAATTGCTTCCTACCATCAGCGAGATGGCAGGTTTCGACATTCTCGCATTCTACAAGAAATATAGCGTACAATCCGGCTATCTGAGACTGAACCGCAAGGTTAAAGAACCGTTCTTCAGGAATATGAAGGAACTGTGCGACCAGCTGGGAATGCGCTTTTACGTATCGGACGCACACTTCAAGGAACTTTGCCACAACGGAAGTTGCTGCGGATTGCCGCCAACGTGGAACTACAGCAGGGGGCAGATGTGCGAAGCACTGAACATTTGCAAGCGCAAGGGATACGTGAGGTGGAGCGACATCAAGCTGGATGCAGAGAACCTTTTGAGGGCGAGACTGGAGAAGGCGATGAACCTGGGAACACGTGAGAAATACTCGAAGTATTACACGATGAGCGCAGCCGACTACATGAAGTGGTGCTGGAACAATCCGCAGGCAGCGCACTCGCCATACAAGATGTTCGAAGGGGCAATGGTACCAGCTGACGAACGAGACAGCGAGGGTAACATCGTATACAAGTACAATGGAGCAAAATTTTAAAGAAACTATGGGATGTGAATGTTGTAAGATTCAGCGACCGAAGGACTATGCAGCCTGCAAGGTCGCAAACAAGAAACCGTTCGGGAAATGGTATCTTGCACCGTGCGGAATGACTTTTAGTCCGCAGGAAAGAGGGAGTAACTACACTCCACCAAAAAAGAGAAAGAAACGTAAAAAATAGACACTATGCCACAAGGTAATAACAACAAGCTAAGGGCGCAGCGCATCGACATCGAGAACCGCCTGCAGATTATCGCACCCCTATACCGCAAGGGATGGACGGAGCGAGAAATCACGGCAGAGGTTCGCAAGCGGCTCGACAGACCGAAATACAACCAAGCGCACTGCGACATTCAGCGGCTATTGAAGGAGTGGAGGGAAGAGAGACTGACCGACACGGACGAGAAAATAACCAGCGAGGTGGCAAGGTTGAAGCTGGTAATACGTGAAGCGTGGGAAGCCTGGGAGAAATCCAAGGAAGACTACCACGAAAAGACATCGACCCAGCAGGGACAGCCAGTAGTAGATGAGAAAGGGAGGCAGGTTTCCATCGAGACCGTCAAGGCGATAATGTACGATGCAGAGAAGCGAGGATTCGGAGAACCACGCTACCTCGACATCATCATCAAGGCAGAGACGCAGATTTGCAAGCTGCTCGGACTTGATAAGGTTGTACTTGATTTGAACGCAGGCTTCCAAGGCGGCATTGAGGTACGCTACATCAACTCTGGGCACAAGTGTGCATCCAGCGAGCAGGAAGTGATCGAGCGTGAGGGATTGGACATAGAATAATTTTACCGTAATTTTGTTTTAAGTTTTATTGTTTGAAAGAATGGCACTATTTGACGTTATTGGTGAACTGTATGAACCGAATGCGGACGTGAAGCCAAGGTTTCTCGTGAACCAAGGAGGCACGTCCTCGGGGAAGACATACACCATCATGCAGCGTCTTATAGTGCTTTCTTTTGAGCACCCCATGGCAATTATCACGGTGTGCGGTCAAGACCTCCCGAACTTGAAAGTGGGAGCCATGCGAGACCTCGACACTATCCTGCATACAAGGGCAGAGTTGCTGGACTGGTTCAAGAACAACAAGAGCGACAGCAGCTACAGAGGTAAGAACGGCTCAATCATCGAGTTCAAGAGTTACCAGGATGCGCAGGACGCTAAGAACGGAAAGCGTGACTACCTGTTCGTGAACGAGGCAAACGGTGTGCCCTACGAAGTGTTTTGGCAACTGGCCATACGAACCAGAAAGCAGGTGTTCATCGACTACAACCCAAGCGCAAGGTTCTGGGTGCACAACAACATCATCGGCAGGGATGACTGCCGCTTGATCCTAAGCGACCACCGAAACAACCGATTCCTTACTGAGCAGGAACACAAGAAAATTGAAGAGATTGACGACCCCGAATTGTGGCGAGTTTATGCAAGAGGATTGACCGGAAAGATTACCGGGCTTATCTTCACCAACTGGGGTATAGTTGACAAGCTGCCACCAAGTGAGGAGTGGAAGATGGAATGCAGGGGGTTGGACTTCGGATTTACCAATGACCCAACGGCACTGGAGCACCTCATCTTGGCGCACGGAGAGTTGTGGGTGGACGAGGAAATCTACCAGCCGGGACTGACGAACCAAGACATCGCAGACCGCTGCAAGGAAAACGGACGGACAAAACGAGACCTCATCATTGCAGATTCGGCAGAGCCAAAGAGCATCCAGGAGATCCACAACCAAGGTCTGTGGATAATACCAAGCACCAAGGGCAAGGACAGTATCAATAACGGCATCGACATCTTGAAGCGTTTCCGCATCAACATAACCAGACGAAGCAACGGCATCATCGGGAACATGCAGCAATACAAGTGGAAGAAGTCAAGGGATGGAGAGACCACGAACCAGCCTATAGACGCATTCAACCACGGTATAGACGCAATACGATACGTGGCCTTGAAGAAGCTATCCGTAGCAAGCCACGGAACGGCTAAGGCGCATGTATTGAGACAATAACTACGACAAAATTATAAAGCGTATGGATAAGAACACTACATTCAAGTATTGGCTGGCAGTGGCAAGGCACACCAGCTACAAAATCGGCAAGCAGCCACGACCAGCTTTTGTCGGGGAGAAACAAGTACCCGACAATCTCAACCAGATATCCATCGGGCAGCTTATAGACCTTTCCCAGCTATCAGACAGCGAGGAAAGTCTGTATCAGATAGTGACAACCGTCCTCGGTCTGAGCCACAAGGAAGTGGAGCAGGCAAGGGCGGTTGATGTCGTTATGCTCATCGGCTGGGTAACATCAGAGGTGGAGCGCATCAACAAGCTCTTCGAGAGCACAGACACAGCGAAGCCAACGAGACTTGAGAAGGAGGCAGGCATCGACACCCTGCGATTCGGACTGTTCGGCATGCTGGACTGGTATGCGGTAAGGATGGGCATCAGCGACCACGACCAAGTGTTGAAGACACCATGGCTTCGCATCTACAAGTGCATGGAGATGGACAACAAGAGAAGCGTGTACGAGCGGAACCTGCAGAAGTTGCAAGCGGAAGAAATGAAACGAAAATCCAGATAATTATGGCAACAATCAGAGAAACATTGAAGCAGCTGGCAGCAGACACGCTACCAGACTATACCTACCTTTTCGAGGACTGGGACACAGCGGACACCAAGCTGGAGAAACTGAACTATCCAGCCATCGTGTGCATCATCCCAGCCAGCGGAACGACAGAGATACGAAACGGCAGGGTTTACGACACCGTGAACGTTGCCCTGGCTTATCTCGACACCGTACCGAGGGGAGCGGAAGGAGAAGACAACGGAGAGTGCATCGACCGAATGAAGGTGGCAGGGGCAAGGATGATACGAGCCATCAACCAGTCGCACCAGTTTGAACCACTTGAAGGGCAGCAATACTACGAGACCATCATCGAGCGTTTGAGTACGATAGTGTCGGGCGTAATGTACTCCCTTCAGCTGACACAGAGCATAGGAGGGTGTGAGGTATGAGCAAGGGAGGTATTCAATTCGACCCCAAGGCGGCATCGCTGATAATGAGGGAGGAAGTGGAGAGAGCACGGCAGCTTATCATCAACCACATCAGGATCAACGGACAGAACGCATCGGGACGCACCATCGCCAGCCTAAATGTGGAGCAGCCCAGCGAGGACGAAACCATCCTCTGGGGACACAAGCCATTCGGGGTACTGGAGACAGGACGAAGGGCAGGAAAGATACCATACGGCTTCCGTGGCATCATCCGGCAGTGGATGAAGAACAAGGGACTGCACGGCAGACCTATCCCATACAAGACCCAGCGGCAGCACAAGTACACACCGCAAGAGCGTGGAGACATGAGCATGGCAGGAGCCATCGCCCACACCATCGCCAGCAAGGGTTCTAAGCTGCACCGGACTGGCGGCAGGGCTGACGTGTACAGCAACGTTGTGCCCGATACGATGAAAAGGCTGGGGCAGAGACTTATTTTCTTAATCCACCAGTCGGTGGGAAGTATCAAACTAAACAATGAGACGATATGAGACAGACAACGAAAAACGGCATCACGATTAAGTATGCGGACGCTGTAGGCTTCGCTTTCCTGCCCTGCATCATCAAGGCGAGCGGCTCGGGTGTTGCGAGCATCGAGGCGACCATCAGCAGGGAGACCAAGACGTACACGTACAGCGTGGATGCGTTTGCAGATAATTGCATCATGGACTATCGGGAATATGTGCAGGCACTCTTCGATGGCATCAGCTTCGGAAACCTCGACTACAGCAGGGAGAGCCAGAAGAGTAACCTCGGTGCAGTTTTCGATATTTCCGTGAAGGTCAAGAACAGCGAAAGGAGCGACCTTGCGGCATTCAGTTATACGACCTTTTACGTTTGGGGAGCGATGAGGGCAGGAGAGACGTGGAACGCAAGAAAGACGCTTACATGGTTCACGAACTTTCCATTCTCCTTCGGTCTATACATCAGCGAGGAAACCAGCCTTCTTGTGTATGCGGACGGAAGGGTTACGAATAAGCACATAGACATAGAAGAGCAGGGCATTTTCGAGATTAGCAGCAAGGTTCTAAAGGCAGGAGCGAAATCCTACTCCATCAAGGACTATGATGGGAAGATACAGCAGGCGACTTTCGATACAACCTTCGATTTCACGTTCTATCTAAAGACCAGCAGCAAGTACACGGAACTGGCAGCCATCAAGACCGACAACACGGAGAAGGGTATCTACCTGCGCTGGGTTGATCGTCACGGCTTCTATCGCTACTGGCTATTCACGCAAGGCGATGAGAGCAGGGCGATAAGCAGCGACACCAGCTTCATGCGCAACAACCTCGGAGAGTATGACGATACCATATTCGGCTACCTCGGAGCGAACGGCAGAAGGCAGGGCTACGGCAGAGAGGACACAATACCTCTTTGCGCACCATTGGTAGATAGCGAGACGTACGACTTCCTGCAAGACTTGGCAAGCAGCCCAGTTGTGGATATGTACCTCGGTGGCGACAAGTGGCAGAGTGTTACAATCAAGGCAGGAACGTACACCAAGACAACGGCAGAGTTGCAGGATTTCGTCTGCAACCTTGTTATTAACAACACACAGATTCAGCAGCTATGACAGACCAGCAACTTTATATCGATGGCATCTTGATGGATATGAGCGAGGAAACGGCAATCACGCTCGACATCAAGAGCAACCTTTTCCGTGATATCACGAAAATGACCGCCAACACGACATACACCATCAACCTGCCCAAGACAGCGCACAATATGGCTGTGCTGGAGTTTGCAGGGAAACCGAGCACAACCAGCAAATACCCCTATATTTTACACACAGCACGTTATTTCCGTAACGGACTGGAGATTATCCGCAACGGAAGGGCAAGCGTCCTGAGCGTCAAGGGAACCATCGAAATTTCGATTTATTGGGGATTGTTCCAGGCATTGGCAACGCTGCAATCGTCAGATTTGAAGCTGAACGAGTTGAATTGCACGAAGTATCTGCGGTTCACCAAAAACAACAGCCCCTACACCTACGAGAAGGCAATATCGGAGGGAGTATTCTATGGAAGATACGAAACGGCAGCGGTCAAGACATCAAGCGAGGAGTGGCAGGGCTATGACCGCAACGTTGGATGGAACAGCGACACGACATACTCACTCGTTGGAGGTAAGATAAGAACTGGAACAGAGGTCAGGAAGTATGTATCGGGCGAGGTTTTGACCGATGAGACCTATCAGTGTGCAATCATACCTTTCGAGGCTGGAATGAGAGCCACCATCAGTAAAGTGTTGGGAAAGGGAGACTATCGAACCTGGGCAATACTCGACACCAACAAGAACGTTCTTAGCCTTGCCGATGATGCCGGGAAGACAGAAGTAGAGACCTATCCGTTACTACCTTCTCCAGATCCTATGCTCGGAATGTTCGTGAATGCAGGGGCGTGCATCGCCAACATCGAAACGAGCGTGGCCATGGAGACAATATCCATCAGGGTTCGAGCAGAGAAGGCTGGCTCTGTCGAATACGGAGCACTGAACAAGGAGACCGGAGAGACAACACCATGGGGAACGTATGATGTTGCAGCCGGAGAAACAGAGTTCAACGTGGTAAAGAGTAAACCTTCCGGTATTCTAATATATATTAAGCCTTCGGTAGATAAGATGATAAATATGGCGTTAAACACGGGTGTGGCGGCTTATTATCTCTCGGACGGTAAGTTATCCCAAGTGCATTCGAGCGGAGCGTACAGCGTGAAGTACACAAGCGAGAGTATGCCTATCGATGTGGACCTGCAAGCACCAGCCACGGCAGAGTGGCTGGTCATAAACGCAATCAAGGAATACAGCACTGGCACGACTATTCTTGTTAAGAGCGAGACTGAGAGCCGGGCGAGAGCCAGCAGCAGGGAAGTACAGACTTCTTCGATCTGTTCATTTGGTGGAGGCTCTTTTGGTTATACTGACAAGGGAACAATCCAACCAGTCGTGACGGTGCAATATATCATAGACCTCATCACGGCACAGACCGGGGTTGCATTCGGATGGAGCAATCGAGCGAAAGAAACCATCAAGGGGCTTGCTGTCCCATTGATTACAAGGAAGGCAGATGCGCAGACGGTTGTAGGCAGCTTAGAGGGCACTTTTTTCCAAACAGAGAACCTCGGTATTCTCGATTTCCAACTAACGAGTCTATCGGAGGTATTCGATGGGCTGGAGATTGGGCACAGATACAGCCAGCTGAATGTAAAGATTGCCTGCACGATGATTTTTGATGTTCAGATGAACTGGTCGTGGGACGCATCGAAAGTAAATCCAAGCGGACACAAATCATGGAGCTTCAGTGATGGGAGTACCGAGTTGCAGGCATTCTACTCATATCCACCGAATTACATCGAGATGAAGGTTAAACATCGAAATAATGATGGAAACGAAACAGAAACTCTGTACATTGCAGGGTTGCAGCAGGATGAATCGTCTGGAAAATATGTGACTGATTATGAATCGAATAAGGTAAACGGCAGATTTATACACCTTGTAGCAGGACGAGGGGAAATTGATCTGGAAGAGGGAGACATCGTAACCTTTGAGATGAAACACCCTAAAAACCAGAGATTAATAGGATTGAAGTGTTACAACGGACGCATTTCTGCAAGCATCAGTCAGAGCGATGAAGTACCCTACGGAGGTAATTTCCCTATCGGCAAGAACCTGCCCGACATCAAGGTAACGGATTTCTTGAAGTGTATCTGCATTCTGACATCAACGTTTCCAAGCCAGCGGTTTATCGGTAAAACACTTACATTTGCGGACATCGTGAGCCTTTGGGAAGACAAGGCGCAAGCGGTGGACTGGACGAAGAAGCTCATCCCGAGCGAAGCCAGCAACCATCCAAGGCAGACCGATTTCAGCGTAGAGGACTACTGCCAGCACAATATCTACAAATGGAAGGAAGACGACACCGTATATCAGCAGCACGATGCGGATATGACGATAGACAACAAGACGCTGGAATATACGCAGGACGTCTGTACGCTGCCATTCGCAGCCACTGACGGAGACCGCATACCGATATACGAGTGGGAGAGTGTACAAAGTCACTTTGGCAGCAGCGGAACAACGATAACTACACAAGTCGCAACGAAATACAAGGCATGTAAAGACCGAATAGTGAACCTGACGAAGAACGATGCCGGATATGCGGAATTGGCTTTCAACATCAACCTTCAGGACATCTTCGACAACAATCTTGAAAAGTTGAGAAAGACGGTGGCGAACCCACACCACATTGTGGAGCGTTTCAACCTTTCGGATTTGGAGATACTGAACTTTGACGAAACGAAGCCAGTGTACCTTGCCCAGTACGGAGCGTATTTTGCGGTTCTCGAAATCAAGACAACAAGCAGCGGATATTGCGAGGTTACAATGATAGAGTTGAACAATTAAAAAGAACGGACTATGGTAAGTGAAGACAAACAGCAGATACTTGACATCAAGGTCAAGTACGAGGATGCAATCTATGGCATCATCAGATACAAGGAGAAGATAGACCAGCTCAAGCAATCCGTCAAGGACTTGCAGCAGCAGGAAAAAGACAAGACCATCACGACCAACGAAATGAAGGTGCAGACGGAAGCCATCAACGCAACCATCAAGGAGTACCAGTACAACGTGCGTGCCCTGCGGAAGGAGATCCAGAACAACGTGCGCACAGAGAACGAGCAGGAGGGCAGCTTGAAGCAGCTGCGTGCCCAGCTTTCAAATGCCACCAAGGCTTACGATGAGATGAGCCGTGCCGAGCGTGATAGTTCCAAGGGACAGAAGATGCAGGAGCATATCCAAGACTTGATAGAGGAGCTGAAAGAGGCTGAGGAGGCTACTGGAAGATTTCAGCGCAGTGTCGGCAGCTATTACGATTCCATGATGAAGGCGGCTGACGACCTACAGAACACCGAGTTTTTCGGTTTTGATGTTGTTGATGATACTGGAATCGGAAAGGTCATGGAAATGGGAAAGTCCGTGGAAGACCTAAGTGTAAAGTTTGGTGCGTTGAAAAATACGGCTCTTTCCTTATTGACAAACCCTTATTTCCTCGCCATTGCAGGTGTGGCAGGTGTCGGAATGGCTTTCAAATGGTTCTATGACTACAACAAGGGATTGATGGAAGCAACACGACTGACGCAGCAGTTCACTGGCTTGACTGGAAACGAGATGAAATCCGTACGCAATGAGGTTCTTGCGGTATCCGACACCTTTGGCTTGGATTTCACGGAGACGATGCAGTCTGCTAATACAATGAGTAAGGCTTTCGGCATTTCCGTTTCTGAGAGTTTGAAGATTATGCAGGACGGACTTGTGAGCGGTGCAAACGCCAACGGTGAGTTCCTCGACACGATTAAGGAATACCCGAGATACTTCAAGGAAGCCGGACTGAATGCAGAAGAAATGGTGGCAATATCAACGCAGGCGACCAAGGAGGGAATCTTCAGCGACAAGGGTGTCGATACAATCAAGGAAGGAAATCTACGACTGCGAGAAATGACAACTGCTACGGCTGCTGCGCTTGACGGAATAGGTATTTCTTCTAAGCAAGTTCAAAAGGACTTGCAGGACGGAAGCAAGACCACATTCCAGGTTATGCAAGAGGTGGCTAATAAGTTGAAGGAACTTCCACAGTCAAGTGCTGCTGTAGGCAGCGCAATTGCCAACATCTTCGGTGGTCCGGGAGAGGATGCCGGATTGGCATATATCGAGATGCTCGGTGACGTTGAGTTGAACATGGATAAAGTGAAGGCGAAGTCCGGGGATATTGCCAAGGCTCAAGAAGACGAATTGAACGCAACCAAGGAATTGCAGGACGCAATGGCTTCATTGTTTGATTTCACCGGGGGTGGATTCGAGACCATGAAGGCTCAGTTGTCAACGATTGCGAAGAAATCACTTACGGCAGTTATCAAGGAAGTTGTGCAGGCAATCAACTACTTCATCGACTGGTACAATGAGAGCCTTCTGTTTCGAGGGTTAATCAATGCGATCGGCATAAATTTCCGCTTGATGTGGAACGCAGTCAAACTCGTATGCAATCTTGTAATAGACGCATTCAAGAGGATGGGCTTTGCTGCAAAGGGTATGCTTGATATTCTCGAAGGTATCGTGACTTTCGACCTGTCCAAGGCACAGAAGGGATTCAGGGAGATGTTTGACTTATCCGGCACTATCAAGGAAGTATGGCATGACATCAAGAACGCTGGCATAGAGATAGGCAATTCCTTCGCTGACGGATTCGAGAACACCGTGAACGGAAGGCTTGAACATCTGAAATTAGTTGGCGTTAACGGTGGAGCGACCAGCAGCGAGCCAGTGAACGGAAACAAGGGAACGACACCAGCAGCAGCCAAGGGCAGCACCACCAATGGCAAGGGCAGAATCACAAAGACTAAGACGCAGAGAGCAAAGGAAGAAGCGGAAGCCAAGGCAGAAGCAGAGCGCAGGAAGAAGCAGGAAAAGGAATTGCAGTCGCAGATTGCACTTATCCAGTTCCAGTACAACGAGCAAGTAATGGCCGCAAAGAAGCGATACCTCGCAGGTATGTACGACAACGATCGAGACTACAGCAACGACCTCGAACAGCTGGAGAAGGACATGGTGGAAAGAAGCATTAACGCATACGTGGCGGCAGGGCAAATCGGAGCGGAAAAGGCGCAGGAAATGCAGGCAAAGCTCCTCGACATCATGATAAAAGCAAAAGCGGACTTAAAGAACCAAGCGAAGGAGATTGTGGATGAAATCAACAAGGAGTTTGAGGAAGCAGAGAAGAAACGCAGGGATGCGGACATCATGAACGGTGGCACTGGAGAGGAAGACGATGCAGTGAAGCTGGAGAGATACAAGGCTTTCCTTCAGAGCAAGATGGACGCCTACAAGGACTATGCAGCCGTGCAGGAGCAGCTACAGAAGGATTTGAGCGATGAAGAAGTCAAGGAGCAAGAGGAAGCAAACAAGAAAAAGGCAGCTTTGCAGGAAGATCAACTGAAAATGATGAGCGATATGATACAGACCATGGGAGACGGTCTGTCCGAGTTCTTCGAGAACGAGGATAAATCACTGCACTCCTTCCTTAAATCGATGCTGACATCAATACTTGACGCAATCGAGATAGCTGTTAACGCTTACTATGCTCAAATCCTCGCCAAGGAGATTGCAAGCAAGTCGTGGTTTGGTGTTGCGAGTGCAGCTGCGTTGATGGCACTTATCAAGGCAGCCTTTGCAGGAGCAAAAGCACTCGTAAAGGGTTTTTCTGTTGGTGGATATGTTCAGGGCGCAGGCACTGGAACGAGCGACAGCATCCCGGCAAGGCTATCCAATGGCGAGAGCGTAATGACCGCCAAGGCGACTTCGATGTTCAGTCCTATTCTCTCGGCATTCAACCAGCTGGGCGGTGGCGTTCCTATCGTAGCAAACAACGGAGGCAGCAATATCGGAATGGATATGCTGGCGGCAGCTGTAGCCAGAGGGTATCAGATGGCTCCTCAGCCAGTAGTGAGCGTTGAGGAGATAAACCGCACCCAGCGTAGAGTGCAGACGATAGAGAATATCAGCAGGTTCTAATTGTGTTGTTATTTTATCAAGATTTGCGTTCTTAGCGGTTTTTGGTCAAAGGTGGTAAAGTTATACACCCAAGGCAGTAAAAGCCGCTTAGAACGCAAAATTTTGACTTGTTTAGAAAAATTAACTGTTTACGAAATAAGCATATTGAAAAATATCGTATCTTTGCAGCGTTTTAAAACTTAAAAATCACGTTTCAATGGCAAAACTCAGAATATACAACGACATCGACAGCCAAGACAACAAGTTTTGGTATCAATGGTGGGGTGGTGACTGCGTGTGTTTTCAAGATATAGATGTTTTTGCGGCAAGCATACCGAAAGACGATGATACCATCGATATGCGCATCTTCTGTAATGGCGGCTCTGTAGTCGAAGGTTGGGCGATTTACGACCGACTGCGACAGAGCGGCAAGAAGATAACCTGCACCGTGGAGGGCAAGGCAGCATCTATGGCCACAATCATCATGCTCGCAGCACCAAAGGAGAGCCGCAAGGCATACGAGAACGCAGCCTTCCTCCTGCACAATCCGTGGGTTCCTGGCTGGTGTCTTGGCGACCAGCTGAACGCAAAGGACTTGAAGAACCAGAGCGAGGAAATGCAGATGTGGCAGGATAAGATGGTGGACGCATACGTAGAGCGGTGCGAGTGCGACCGGGAAGAGATACAAGCCTTGATGGATAAGGACATCTTCATCAACACCAGCGAGGCTTTGCGCCTAGGTCTTATCAGCAGCACCGTTTCAGCACTCAGCGCAAGCGAATCGAAGCGCAACATAGAGCAATTCATTAATTCAAAACAACAAAATCCAAAAGCAATGGAGAAGAAAACAGAAGTAAAGGCTTCTCTCCTTGACAAGATTCTCGCCAAGTTGGGCGTGAAGTCACTGGAGGAAGCAGAGCAGGCGGTGGCAGAGCCACAAGCCAAGGTAGAGCCAAAGGCTATGGAACTCAACACAGCGGACGGACAGATACTGACCGTTGAGCGTGAAGAGGGAGATCCGCAAGTTGGCGACAAGGCAAGTCCGGACGGAACATTTGAAATGCCCGATGGAAAGACAATCGTTGTCGAGGACGGTGTAATTACCGACATTAAGACAGCAGACGACACCAACAATGATGGCGGTGAAGGCGGTGAAGGCGGTGAAGGCGGTGAAGGCGGCAGCGCATCAAGCACCGTCAACGACACCGTAGCCAAGTTGCAGCAGCAGGTAGCAGCACTCAAACAGCAGTTGAACGACACCAAGGCACAGCTTGTAGGCGCACAGAAACTTGCGAAGAGCAAGGAAGACATGCGCATCCTGAATGCCGTGAAGATGGCAGGAGGTGCGGAGAAGGTGTTTGCAGGCTACAGCAGCCACTACCAGCCAGTACAGCGACAGCCAAGCGGCAAGGGCGCAGGCGACAACGTGAACGCTGTCGAGGAAGGTAAGAACGCCATCAAGGAGAGACTTGCCAAGCTCCACAAAAAGGGCAAGAAGTAACAAGTATTAACCCATTAAATCAGAAGAAAATAATGGCAGGATTTACAAAACAGCAACTGGAGAACCTTAAACTCCAGCCAGAAAACCTCGCAAGCATCAAGGATGCAATACAGGAAACCTTCTACAACGATGAAGATTTCTCTTCATTCGTGAACATTCAGAAGGTTAAAGAGAAAGACCCTATCGCTCTTCTCGGAGAGATGGAAATGGTCGGCAAGAAGGGTGGAGGCTGCGACCCTACCTATGAAGAGAAGGGCATCGCCAACTCTCAGAATCGCTGGGAACTCGGACAGTGGGAGATTCCTATTAAGATTTGCTACGAGGCATTGAAGGGAACCATCGCTGAGTATTCATTGAAGACTGGAACAGAGATTGGCGACCTTAACAACACCGACTTCATGACCATCTACACCGATGCACTCCTGCGAGCCATACAGCAGATGATTTGGCGTTTCGGCTGGTTTGGCGACAAGGCGGCAGCATTGGCAGGTGCAGGTGGCGGCAAGCTGACAGCAGGCTTAGATGTTAGTAATTTCAACGTCTGCGATGGCCTCTTCAAGCGTATCTTTACAGCCACAGCGACCAAGAACCATACCGCCATCGCAGCCAACAGCGAGACCACGGCAGCAGCGCAGATTTCTTCATTGCGCAAGAGTGGTGCGGCTACTACACTTGTAGATACAATCTTGATGGATGCAGACACACGTATCGTTGACGACAGCGATGCCGTATTGCTCATGACACGCTCGCTTGCTGACGCATTGACCTACGACCTCAAGAAGACCTACCACGACATTATGCCATGGGAGAAGTTGTTCGATGGCTTCGAAGTAGCGACCTACAACGGAGTGAAGATTGCACGTGTCGGCATTTGGGATAGAATGATCAAATCATACGAGAAGGGCACAACGACAGTCAACCTTCCACACCGTGCGGTATTCTGTAATACTAAGCACCTCATGATTGGTACTGACGCTGATTCACTCATTAGCGACCTCGACGTCTGGTTCGACCAGAAGGAGCGCAGGAACTATCTCTATGCTACAGGTAAGATTGGCACGGCTCTCCTCGAAGAGAATATGATCCACGCAGCTTACTAATCGCTCCAAATCTTCATCAAGTATTAAGTTTACAAATCCTCAACACCCACAAAAACGGTGTTGGGGATATAACAATTTAAAAACGAATTAATATGGCAACAACTTGCGAGAGCCTTATCGCCCAAGACATCATCATCCCTTGCGAAGACCAGGTAACAAAGGGGCTGGAGGGCGATGGACTTATCATCAACCGAGACGACATTGACTTCACCAAGTCTGCTGTCGTTGGTAATACAATTAGCACATTGGTCTTGAAGACTGGCAAGAAGGCATACGCTATCCGGCAGGAGGGCAGCAAGCCATTCACTGGAACTAAGACCGAGTTGACAGTTGGCACGTACCGCAATAGCTGGAAGAACACCGTAGCAGTCGTGGTATTGGCAAACACACCTGACGTTTGTGCAAATATCATTGACGGACTGGCGAACGGAAAGTTCGTTATCATCCTGCGCAACCTCTCTAAGGGAGCGGACGGAAAGGCAGAGTATCAGGTATTCGGATATGCGCAGGCACTGAAGGCAAGCGCAGGCGAAAACGACAAGTACTCAGACGACACCGAAGGCGGCTGGCTTATCACGCTGGAAGAGGAGAGCGTACCGAAGGCAGCTTATTTCTTCTTCGATACAGACAGCGAGACCACGGCAGCCAAGTACGCCAGTCTGACAACAGCAGCCGTAGGAGGTTAAGCCATGACCTACGAGGAAGCAACAGCCAAGGTCGGGGAGTTGAAGGCACGGTTTGATAGTCCCTTTGATGCAACCGACAAGGCAGTTATAGAATCTCTATATTTCGAGGTAACACGCAAGCGTTTCGTTCCGACAACCTGCCAGCAGTGTTACCACGATGCTTTAATCGAAATTTATCTAAAACTCAAAAAAGAAAAGGCAATGCCAAAAACATGTAATTACGCAATGAAGGCAGGCTTCATCATTTCCTGCCCGGATTTCTACCATGGTAAGATTTTTACGAATGAGAACCTTACCGACAAGGTAGCGCATGAATATCTGACGAAGTACCCACACATGGAGAGCTACTTTCAGAAGATACCCAGCGAGGAACTCATCGAGAACAAGCAGCCAGCAGGCAGCGACAAGAAGGAAGACATCGACCAAGCCGAAAAAGCAGGCAAGGAAGAGTAACAAAACAACAAGTAAAACGACACAAGCATGAACGTTAAGACAGTTAAAAAGCCAAAGCGAAGGGTTGATATTGGCTACGTCAGCCGATTCAAGATGCAGGCATACGGATATGATAATCTATATCCGCAGAACCTCGCACGCATCACTGAAGCCAGCGGAACGGCAATGCTTTGCCTTAACCGCTACGCCCGATTCATTGAGGGCTACGGCTTTGACAGCGATGTTATCGCAGCGTTAGCGATGAACCAGCAAGGGGACACGGCAGACGATTTGCTTCGGAACGTTGCGCAAGACCTCGCACGCTTTGGGGGTTTTGCCCTACATGTCAACTACAACGTTTTAGGGCAGGTGTCGAGCGTGAGCCACGTACCCTTCGAGAATTGCCGCCTTGAAGAGACGGACGACAAGGGGAACGTGGAGCACGTCTTGCTGCATCCCGACTGGGAGCAGAAGAAAACAAGGAATGGAAAGCGGTTGTTTGTGAACGAGAAGACTATTGAGCGCATCAACATTTTCAATCCAGACCCCGACATCGTTCTTGAACAGATTGAGAACGCTGGCGGCATCGACAGCTATAAAGGACAGATTCTGTGGCAGAGCCTAGACGGAAAGTTTATCTATCCGACAGCCAGCTACGATTCTGCCATCACTGAGATTTCGACAGATGAGGGACTGGCCAACGTGAAGATGAGGAACGTGAGAAACAACTTCCTTGTATCGTGTATGCTCGTAACCAAGAAGGGCGTTCCTAAGTTCAACGAGGAAGGCGAAGAGGTGGAGAGCGGACAGATGATTTCAGACGAAGACCTTTTGCAGTTCCAAGGGGACGAGAACACAGCGAAGATTCTTGCTGTCGAGGTGGAGAACGAGGAAGACGAACCGAAGGTTGTTGCTTTCCCTACAAGGAACTTCGACAAGGAGTTTTCCGTGACCGACAGCAGCGTTATTGAACGCATCTATGCACAGTTCCACCAAGAACTTTTCTATGCCATCCGTATGGGCAAGCTTGGATTCAGCGGACAAGTTATGCAGGATGCCTACGAGTACTATGCAGGCGAAGTGACGACCGAGCAGCGTTTCATCGAGCGAGCCTTCAAGAAGATTTTTATGAACTGGCATGATCCAGCCATTCAGAGCTTAGACCCCAAGCTTCAGCCGTTGAAGTATATCAGCAGCGAGGTGGCAGGGAACAACACGATAGATTAATTGATTGAGCCTATGGGAGAACAGACAAGAAAACAACTTATAACGGTTGATCAGTTCCGAGAACTGGCACGACCGACCAGCGCACACCTTGATGAGAATGAAGTGAACGCATATATTCGTGAAAGCGAGGACACGAACATCATACCAGCCATCGGGTGGAAACGTTTTAAGGCAGCGACCGAGCAGGGAGAGTGGGGTGATTCAGTATTGTCCGATTTCCAGCCTGCGGTCTTCCTGGACGGTGGCGAATACACCACAAAGAAGGATGGAGTTTGCAGCCAAGGCGAAACCAAGGTACAGAAGTACACAAGCGGAATACGCAAGGCACTCGCTTATTTCACGTATGCGAAGCTTTTCCGTGCCGATGGCACAATTGTAAGCCGGGCAGGTGGAATGCGCCACAGAGACGATTATTCAGACCACGTTCAAGATGCATCACGCAACAAGCAATACAACGACATCATGGATATGGCAGAAAGATATTTATCAGATGCACTCGAATACCTCAAGGCATTCACCCCGAAGGGGGAAGTGAAGGCACAGAGAGGAACGAGGGCACACATTCATGCAATAGGAGATTAATATATGACAACAATAGACGAAATTAAACAGCAGGCGGAAGCGGTCAAGAACGCTACGCAGGTGGGCGAGAACACAGCCGAGAGGGTAGGCGGTGCTCTCGCTGGTCTTGCGGATATTGCCAAGCAGCAGGACGTTGAGCTTGGCAAAAAGTTTGATAAAACAAGTGTTGCTCAGGATTCTGGATATTCTGAGAAACTTGTTATGTCTCAGAATGCCGTTAGCACTAAACTTAGCGACTTAGAGAAGAAAATAGGCGATAGATTTGTTGTAGAAGGTGATGTGACCAATCTCCCAGATGAGGAAGACCTGACTTCTGCAAAAGAGTCTGAGCGCAATGTCCTTAAATTTGCTGATAAAAGATATGCACCAGAAAATTTCAGCGGTAAAGGCTACAAGCGTCTTCGCAAGAACATTCAAAAAACAAATCTTGCAGTAACAAAGATTACTGTAAACTCAGCTCCTACCAAGGATGGTGAGATTTCAGTAACAATTAATAATATTAATACTCATATTTCACTTGTTAAGGACGTACATAACACTCCTGCTTTAGTAGCTCAGACTATCAGCGATACTTTAGTGCCTGTTCACAAAGACTACGACATTGAAGTAATAGGGAATATCATCACATTTACACACAAACATAGTGGTGAAGTTTCAGCTTCTGCTTTTGATATTGCAGATACAGAGACTACTCTTACTATAGAGGATTCTGTCAAGTCAGTTAATCGTAATATTCTTGTTGCTGATATGATCAGTAATCCTAATACTATTTATGAGATTAGATATGATTTTGATTTTGAAAATGAAACCATTGTACTTCCTAAAGATTCAATTTTGTATTTTGAAGGAGGTTCTTTTAGCAATGTAACGCTGGAAGGAAATAACACCATAATACAAGCACAAAATTATGAGATTTTTAAAAATGTACAACTGCACGGGACCTGGGCTACATCTGACTTTTATGTAGAGTGGTTTGGAGCAAAAGGTGATGGCGTAAATGATGATACAGCTTCTATTCAAAAAGCGTTAGATGTTGTACTAAATGTTACACTACCTTTTCACGTAACTGTACACTTATCTAAAACCTATAGAATAACAGATACTCTCAATGTGCACGCTGAAACAACATTGAAAGGCAATTTTATTGGGTCTTTTATGAATTATCCTAAAACTCAATACAAATGTATCGTTGCTGATTTTAGTGATACTAAGAAATGGGTTATTCAAAGTTCTAATTTAAAAAATAGTGTATATAATGATAATATAGGAAAAAATCCTGTAGATTCAGGTACTATAAAATATCAAGAGGCTATTAGAATAGAAAATATAAAAATAGAAAGTAATGATGTTAACAAACCTGTATTTGGAGGAATAAGAATAATAGCATCAAGCAATTCTAGCATTAAAAATTGTTCTGTTTTTCATACTTTGTATGGTATATATAGAATGGCTACATGGTATTCTTCTGATTCAGATAATTACGTTACATCTTTAATATGCCCATTAGTAATGGGTTATGATATGAACGCTTTTTCTGTAATAAACGGATATTATACTTGTTCTAACAAAGTATTAGATAACATGTATAATGAAGAAAATATGCTTCGTATTGATAGTACTAAATATAAAAAGTGTATATTTGCAGCTTATGCTAGAGGAATTTTTCTAAATGTTATTACAGAACATGCTAATATAGCTAGAGTATATAGGCAATGTACAATAACAGATATATCTGGATGGATAGAAGCTGTTACACAAGCTTATGAAATGTATGCAACTAATGCTACTCTTATAAATATATACTCAGAAGTACAAAAGTATATAAACATGCATGATTCCAACTATGTAAGAACAATAGGTAATTCAATTAGTAATATATATGGTTCTATAAATGCTGATGCGTATTCTTATAATAGTAAACTTATATTCACTCCACGATTATCATCAAACCCAAAAGGAAGCGGTTCAAGATATAATGATTTAAGTGATGTAGAATTATATGAAACAGCAACTAGAAAACACTATTGGTGGACTGGAGAATATTGGGGAGATTCTAATGGAAATGGCATACAAACAAAATATGATGGTTCTTTTAATAATATTCCTTATGACCATAAAACAAAAAATGGTAGTGTTTATATAAACACAGATAATAATACAAATATACCTATTTTTCAATTTAAACAAGGTAATCTTCCTTATCTAACTATATCTCCTACTAATTGGGGAAAAAATCCTTTTACTGAAGATATAAATATAAACATTACGTTATTTGGAGAACAGATAGTTACAAATAAAAAATTATCATATAGTAAAGATTACACAGTTAGTGACTATTTTGAACAAGTAATGAGTATGATTCATGTAACTAATAAGTTTGTATCAGGAAATAGAATTATCATACATGCTAAGTGGAAAGAAGGAGATAAGGTTGATTATGTAAAAGATATAGACTTTAAAATTACAAATGCAAAAACTGGTGAAAATATACATGCTTTGTTTATTGCATGGTATTATTATAAACCTGTTAAGCCAAATTTTGTAGATGCTTTAGGTTTCAGAGCTAATCTTGCACATAGAGGAACTACAGAACAGAGACCAAAGCCTAATGCGTCAGATGAGGGTTTTGAGTTCTATGACAGCACGCTGAAGAAAAAAATTCTGTGGAATGGAACTAAATGGGTAAATATTGATGGAACAGAACTATAAGTTGCTGACTTTATAAATTAAAAAATAAGACAATATGAAAAAGAAACAATTACAATTACATGAGGCACTGGCAGTGCTTCTTACCAAACTTTCATCAGCAAGGGACAATCCATTGCTGATGGATAACTACGTGGTGAAAGCCTTGCGCACGGTTCTTTTGAATTTCAAGGAATCGGGCGAGCTCCACGAAGCATACAAGGAGCAGATACAATCCACGCTGGAGAGTGACAACCCATGGGTAGCTATTATTATGAAGTCAATTGGCGCAGATCCTACTATTAAGAATGGTATGACCGATGAAGCCATTGACGGAATGATTGATTCTATGCTGGGGGCAGAATAATACAATTTTCGTCTGAAAATATATATAATAATATACAATAATTTTAATAAATTATATATGAATGACAAGGAGAAAGAACTATGGCGAGTTATAGACAACGTAATCAAGTGTTGCGCTATTGAGCTGCCGAACGGAGAATTGAGCATTACGAGGGAAGACGTTCTCGGCAAGTCGAGAGCTGAAAATCTCGTTATGACACGATGTATGGTCGTTGAGCAGATGATACACGCAGGATTCAGCGTAACGACCACTGCGACCGTATTAAACCGCACCGTTCCAGCTGTGAGACATCTTTGCAAGATGGCTTACACCTATATCAGCACGTCTCGAGTTTATCGACTTGCCACGGCACAAGCGACCCTTCTAAACAAGGACGTTGAGCCGATTTGTATTTAATCACTCAGCAGGAAACAAAAAAGAAAATAACCAAAATCGTTCTTTGAAAATAATTCGATAAATACCCCTGCACTAACTTTTTGGAGTGAGCCAAAAATCAGAGTAAATTTGCAGCGGATTCCAGTATTTGGTTTCCGTAACGTAATTAACTCAAAATTATATGGCAGACACAATCGAGAAAGTTTATTGCACTGGGGACGGTGGCAATGACAACCTGGCGGCAGCCTTGCTCGCCAGAGGTAGAGACAATGATCCTGCGACTATGATGGCAGCAATGAACGGTGGTATGGGTGGAGGTTGGAACAATCCGTTCGCCTATATGATGATGATGGGCATGATGCGCTTCATGTATGGCGATGGCTGGAACGGACAGAATGGCAACGTTCAGCGTTCCGAAATCCAGTCTCAGATTGACAGCCTTCGCACTCAGATGAGCGACAACCACAACAGCGACTTGTTGATGGGAGCAATCCAGGGCAACAACCAAGACTTGAAGACGCTGGCGGCTAACTTGAATTGCGACTTCAACGCATTGCAGTCTTCTGTTTGCGGCATTCAGGCAGCAATCCAAGATGTAGGCGGCAAGGTTGGTTTCAGCGCAGAGCGAGTAATCAACGCAGCGAACCTCGGAAACCTCAACATCATCCAGCAGTTGAAGGACTGTTGCTGCACCACCCAGCAGAACATCAACCGTATGGGCTACGAGAACCAGCTGGGGCAGAAGGACATCATCAACGCAATGCAGCAGGGGTTCTGCTACACCAATACTGGGCTGGAGCGAGGTTTCAGTAACCTCGGCAACCTCATCCAGACGGTCGTTTGCGACTTGAAGACCTCGGGCAAGGAGAATACTCAGCGCATCGTTGATGTTCTGAACAACCACTGGGAGCAAGACCTTCGCATCCAGCTGGAGGACAGCAAGCGCAGAGAGCAGACTGGTTTCATTATCCAGCAGCTGAAGACCACCACAACCACAACTGGAGCGTAGGCGGTCTGAACAAAATCTATCAAGGGGCAACTCGCTGTGTTATCAGTGAGACCCCTTTTTGTCTATTTATCGAATTATCTAAAAAGAGCGCATCATGGAATTTAAGAATATACAAAGAAATCACCCAGTCTATCTGCTAGACAAGCAGACGGTGGAAGTTAAGGAAGGCAAGGTCGTAGACAACCAGCCACACATCAACACTGGCATCGCAACCATTTCCAGCAACGGACAGCCAATGCGAGACGTAACAATCGAGGTGGAGGGAAAGCAGACCATCTACACCATACCCGAACACCTCGGAGTTACCTTTGCAGGCGAAATCGTACTGGCCACCGACAAGGCAGATCTTTTGCCAGAAGTTGGGAAATTGGTAAATGAAGCCGATGAGATAATCAAGGCTTACGAGCCAAGCAAGGAGCGGAAAGCCAAGGGCGAAGAACTTCTTGCAGCTTTGAACCCGGCAATCAAGGAAAAGCAGGAAACCGAAAAGCGTTTCAAGGCACTTGAGGGTGATATAAGCGGCATTCGTGGCATGGTTAAGCAATTACTCGACAAATTAGGATAGGAGGGCGCACAATGAAGAAAATCATCGTTTTGCGCCATTCTTGCGATAGCGAGGAAGAGCGACACCAGCACCAAGAGAGCGACATCATCCACAGCTTACCATACGAGAAGGCAGCAAAGGCACTCATGGGAGCCAGCGGGTACGTGGCATACGTTGCAAAGCACGGCTACCACTTCACGAAACAGCTGGCAATCATGGCAAGCGACCAGATGAAGAACGTAGATGGAACGAGCCACCGATGGACTGTTGACGAAATCCGGTTGGCGACAAACAACGAGATAATCTCCAAGGGTACGACCATCGGGGATATTCTCTATTTGGCTAATATGGCTTATGCGGACTTCTACCCAAAGGTAATCAAGACCGAGAGCGACTGCGTACAGTATGCCATTGCCGTAGCAAGCGATCCAGACGGATACGAGGGTATGGCATTCTGCAGATGGACGGCAGACATCATCGGAAAGGGTGTGACCATTGACTGGGAAAAATTGGAATAACCAAAAACAAATATTGATATGAACGAAGTATTTCACGATTTTCAGGTGCATCATCTATATCTGTGCGCCATCGTAATTTTTATCTGTTTCGCTACGATTCTGATAGCGATGACAATTGACTTGATAGCAGGCATACAGAAGGCGAAGGAACTGCATGTTGCAAGAACGTCAACCGGGTTGAAGAAGACGTGCGACAAGGCGAAGAAGTATTTCCCTACATTCGGTATTGCTTCGCTTATGGACGTGGCTACGTGTATTATCTCTCCATTCCCTATTTTCTCCATCGCATGGACGGTGTATCTGCTTTGGTGCGAGTTTAAGAGCATCCGGGAGAAATCGTACGAGAAGGCTGAGATCCGCAAGCAGGACCGCACGATCCAGGTAATACTTGAGAATAAGGATGAAATTGCAAAGGCAGTTGTCGAGATAATGAAAGAAGAGCGGAAGAAAGGAGGAGATAATGAGGATAACTAAAGCGCAACTTTTACAGGTAATGCCGAATGCAGGCAGCAGGGCAGACACCTACCTTCCAATCATCAACGGATGGGCAGAGCATTTCCGCATCAATACGAAAATTCGAATGGCGCACTACCTCGCACAGATAGCGCATGAATCCGGTGAGCTCAGATATACCAAGGAACTTGCAAGCGGAAGAGCCTACGAGGGAAGAAAAAGCCTTGGCAATACTCAGCCGGGGGATGGCGTGAAGTATAAGGGCAGAGGTCTTATCCAGATAACGGGCAGAGCCAACTACCGGAAGTATGCCAATTATTGCGGCTTTGACGTTGTCGGTACACCCGAACTGCTGGAGCGTCCTCTGGGTGCAACGAAATCCTCGATGTGGGTATTCGACACTTTCGGCTGCAATGAACTGGCAGACCAAGACAACTTGAAGGCTATCCGCAGGAAGATAAACGGAGGGTACAATGGACTGACAGCCTGCGAGAAGTATTTGAAGCGAGCCAAGGAAGCCTTGGAAATTAATGTGCTTACATAACAAACATATCAATCTAACGTTTATAAAGTATGGAAAATTCAAGAAAAGGGCGAAATTTGCGTTCTGTGGCGTTATTTCTCGTAATGCTTACAATTACCCCACTTTTGATTTTTGGCTGTTCCTGCGCTAAAACAGCACAAAATAACACGGTTTATCACGACAGCGCACACACCAGTGTAAGACGTGACAGTGTGAACCAGCGACAGATCCACTGGCAGGACACACAGCAGTATGACAGCGTATTCAAGCACGACAGCGTGCTGGTCTATATTAAGGGCGACACTGTAATCAAGGAGCGTTGGCACAATCTTACGACCACCAGATGGAAGACGACAACCAAGACGGACACCATCGTGTTCGACATTTACAAATTTGCGACTGACACCGTAAAGGCAAAGTATTACGTGAACCGATACAAGACCAAGGAGGTAGAAAAGCCAGTGAGCAGATGGCACAAGATAAGATTATTCGCTGGCGATTGCGTATTGATATTCCTGGCAATCTTTTCTGTTTGCTGGATTAGTAAGCGCATCAAGAAGAGAGTTCAATAGGTTCAATCATAATATCAATCTTTAGAAGGGCAGGAAGCGCAGGAGAGCGTTTTTTTCTGCCCATTTTTTTTGTGCTAAGAACACTTTTCATTGAGAGAAAAGGGGTAGGGGATATGAAAGTTAGATTATATATTCATTCAAACTAAGGCGTGCAGGTTATTGTTATATAGAGTGTGGAAAACGTACCGAAAACGAATGAAAATGTACCAAAAACGACTGAAAATGTACCAAAAACGTACCAAAAACGACAGAAATAGCCATGCTTACGCCATAAACAGCCAATAAAAGTTAAAATATTAATATCTTTCGGGGAAAGTTTTGGTGGAACGGAAAAATATTAATATCTTTGCAGTGTGTTTAGGAGATAAGCACATTAAACATTCGGTAATTTTAAGCCCTACGCATCACGGTTAAGCGACAAAAAAATGAAAAAGTCAAATTCAAACGTTTTAGAGTTCACAACAAAGTTCATCAACTCAAACTTCCGTATTAAGGTATTCGGACGCACAGAGGATGGCAAGAAGATAAACACACTCGTAGGAGTAAGCGGAATCTTGAAGCTCATCGGAGCGGAACTTTTCAACAAGTTCATCAAGCGAGCATTGAAGGCAGGTCTGGACGCTTGCCGCTGCGCACTCAGAAGAGGATTGGTAGTAACATTGTATGCTAAGTAATCAAGGGAGGACATAGATATGGCAAGAGCAAAATATTACATCAAGAGACAGATGGAAGGCGAAATCGAGGAGGTGGCAAACTTTACACGCAAGGACAAGGCAGAGCGATTCTTGAACAAGCTGTTCAAGGGACTAAAGAAAGCCGATAGACATTATCCACACTGGGTACGACAAGGTTATTTCAAGTCTGAATTTGCAGGCTTGTGCGTGAATTTTACAATAGAGTATTGGATAGAAAAGTATTAACCAGCTGGGGAAAACCCCAGCACAAAACAGCAAGGAACATGAAACAGATAGAAGTTTATTTCGATACAGATTACAAGCTAACAAAGAATGGGCACAGAGTTTATACCAAGACCATTGAGAACAGAAACACACGTCAACAGAAGGAGTACATGGAAAAGGTGCACGGTGGGCACGAAGTTGTACCAGAGTACTTCATGATGAAGTTAATGAACGAACATAACAACGTGCAGCCGAATGGGCACAGATGGTTCGAGTACACGTATTGGGATTGTTCCAATCAGAGACTTGTTCACGTATGTTTCAGACTTTCAAAATAAATATAGCTATGAAACAATACATTTTGAGTGCTACAAACAGCCTTAAACAAGTTAATAGTCACATTGAGGACTACGCAACGAAGGAGATAATGGAGAAAGAATTTTCTCGAATTAAGGAAACCTTCAGAAGCAATCCACACGCAGAAATGCTGGAAGAAGGTGACAGACACTTCAAGGTTAAGCTAGGCAGAGTGACATTTGATTATTACATTTTAGAAAAAGAAATTTTGCAAGATATGAAGGAATACGACAAGATACCAGCACAAGCAGTGGTCGAGGTAACGACCAGCTGGGGAAGAACCTGCCTGCGAGAGATTGGGCGAGACCTCAAGGAAGGCACGGTGCTCAATGGCTATTATTATCCGGTAAGCAAGGCTTTCGACTTTAATTGGAAGGGAGAGGGCGCAATGCTGTGGATCGGGGACAACGGAAGGCTTGTAAGTCTCGGAGAAGGGCAAAAGCATAAATACATGATGCTTAATCGTATGCTATCTGATTGCGAGTACTTCCTTCGCAACCCATACGAGCGACACCTCTATTTCCCAAGCATCGCCCGACACTGCAAGGAAATGCGCCAGTACTGGCTGTCGCTGAATATCAAGCCGGAGTGGTTATCTTATAAGCAGATCGGCAAGCTGGAGCACAAGATGAACCGAATGAAAACGAAGTTAGATAGACAATTAAAAAAAGACAGAAGACAATGACAGAACAAGAGTACAGAGAAGCCCTGCACAGAATCAAGGTGAAGGCAGAGAATGAAAGAAGAATGCTTGCAAAGGAATTTGCCACGGAGCACAGCCCGGTTAAGGTTGGCGATTATGTCAGCGACTGCTTCGATACGATAAGGGTTGAAGGTTGGGATATTTCTCATAGAGACTACGAATACACCTCCTTGCCTTGCCTGGTATATAAAGGCAAGACCTGCAAGAAGGATGGCACTCCACGCAAGTACCCGAAGAAGTGCAGAGTCGAGCAGCGCAACCTCTTGCGAGTAAATGGAAAACCAGTAAAAAATAACGGATATGGAGAATAATAGAAGAAACATCAAGAGAACGAAGAAGGGTGCTGGCGCAACGGTCAAGCTGGTTGGCATACAGATAGACAACGACCTGCTGCCTTTCATCAACGCATTGCCCAACAAGTCACGATTCATCAATGATTTGTTGAGAAAGAAATTTTTCGGTAAATAATTTGGTTGTATCAAAGGAAAATCGTACCTTTGCATCACTGAATGTTTAAAGTGGTCTCCACTTATTACCCAAGCGGCTCGACTTTTTCACCGCTTGGGTATTTTTGTACTCTTTTTTTTGATTCACCCCGAAATTTGCGTTCTGAGCCGTTTATGTAGTAAGCATGTAAAACTATCCCAGAAAACAATTTGAGCCGTTTCTGCGGCAAATTCGCAAGAAATAAGGCTATTTTTTGTCGTACAGCACGTAATCAATAACCCTGCGGTTTGCTTCATCTACACGAGACAAGTCTGCATTGATGTAGGTATCAGTGACACGGACACCGAACGAGTGACCCAGTGCCAGCGATATTACGTCCTTTGGTATTCCAAGGTTGAAGGCGATGGAAGCCCACGTATGGCGAGCGTAGTACGTAGTAAGCCCTGGGCGCACCTTTGCGAGTTTCTTATTTATCATGACCGTTGCAGTATCAACGTTTTTAAAATGCTCCGAGAAACGAAGCAGTTTCTTTTCCCCTTTGTACTTCTCGATGATGCGGAGAGCTTCGGGATGAAGAAGGATGGAGTAATGCCTTCCAGTCTTCGCCCGGTCGTATTCCAGTCTGCCACGGACGATATTCTCCTTTGTCAAGGCGAACAAGTCACGCACATTGATACCAATGAGCAGGAACATCAGCAGGAACATATCGACCAGCTCATCACCACCAGCATCAAATATAGACCGGATTTCCTCAACAGACAAGTCTCGCTTTTTAGTTGTCTCAATTCGTAGGTTGTACCTGCGGAAAGGGTAGTTTTTCGTCTGCTCATTATCTATCGCAAAGTTGAAGACAGCAGCGACACAGAGCATCCTGCTTGTTCTGGTATTCCGTGACAAGCCTTCCTTTGCCATGAACGCATCGAAGTCTTCAATCCAAGATCTGTTAATCTCATCGTATGTAAGTAGAGCCGCTTTTTTCTTCCCGATGAAAGCTTCAATCTTTGCCCAAGTGTACTTGTATCTATTGATCGTGTTCTTTTTTAGGTTCCTACCCTCGTAGGAGATGAAGCCATCACGAAGCAGGGCGACCTTTTCCCTTGCAGGCTCGGCTTCAAGCATGATTAAGTCCCGGAGTTCTTTAGCCGTAATGTCGCCCCGGTATGTTTCCCTGCATTGCGCCTTCATCATCATTCTATTATAGAAATTCAGACGATCAAGAAGGAAGTCGTTGATAGCATCACGATCGGGACGCTTGCGCACCTTGCAAGCCCTTTTATCCCATTCATCTTTCTTGCAGTATTGATTGAGGGATATGAAGGCAGTCCCACCGTGATGGTTAACGGCAAGCCGGATGGAGGACGTACCATCCTGTCTTTTTATCCTTGTATCTAAATATAGTCTCAGTGTTGCCATAATTCCATGCAGTATTTATTCAGTTTATTTTCAGCGTTAAGAGCCGCAATTGTGCAACATGGTGCATGATTGCGGCATGTTAAAGTTACCCAAGCATTAAAGAACCCCTTTAAATACTGGAGATACCAGTTAAGTTGTGCTCAAAATCATAATTTTTTCCTTTCTTTTTATGTTATTACTCATGTTATCTTATAACTTAGACGATGAAGTGATAGAAAAGGTTACATGGAATTTTAAATTAACTTTTTTATTGATATCATTAAATATTTTAAAAAGACCATAGAAATCTAAATGTAATTCAATGAAATTTCTATTTGCGTATAAAAATACAGGAAAAACTGACAAAATACGTGCAAAATACAAAAAATAGTAATAAAATGTTTTGCTCGTTTAACTTTATTTGCTATCTTTGTACCAATTATTAATTTAAAACAAAAGGGACT